GTCGAGCCGAATGATCGTGGTCAGGTGCCCCAGAGAAAGCCCCAGCCGCGATCCCAACCGGCAGCGAAGGGTGCGGTCAACTGGTACCGGCGCGCTTCCTGGTCGATGAGCCATGTGCCTCCGACCAGCCGGCGCGACCGGACGGCAATATCGATCTCGGCGGTGCGCTCGGGCGCGCCACTCTCGGGGATGTCCTCGGGCGTCAGCGTCCAGTTCGTCCCTATGCCAGCGTCGATGACGATGCCGGGCGGCATCAGGGCCACACCCGTATCCGGATCGACCCAGCGCACCTCAATTGCATAGCCGACGCTCGGCTCAGGCCCAACGGAGCCACCCGTATGATCGACGATGACCGGGCTGGTCTGCGTCAGGCGGTCGCGATGGGTCCAGGTGAGGACGAGATCATCTGCGATCAGCGCATCGACATCCGGCGCGTAGCTGCCGTTGGCTTGCACCCGCCCGGGTGGCAGGGGGCGGATGGCACGCCTGTTCAGCGTCACGCTGTCTTCCGGGGCGAGCGCAAACGCCAGCGTGCCACGCCCGGTCTCAGGCAGCAGCCGGACCGCGAGGGTCTCACCCGCCGCCCAGGAGTCTTCGGTGATCCGCGCGCCCTCGTCGAAGAAGATCACCGGAGTTCCCGCCGTATGGACGCGCGGCACGGTGTCGAGGCAACCCCGGCCCACGGTGATGGCCGTGGCGGTGATCCCGTCGACGCGAACCAGTTCGCCATCGATGCTGGCCAGCGTGCCGATGCCAACCTCGCCAATGTCGCGCCAGCTGGTGACCGGGATGACGCGCGCCTCCGGGTGGTCCGACATATCGGCCGACAACAACGCCGTGGGCGCAAAGGCGACTACGCCTTCCTGCGCGGGACCGGTGCCGGGATCGATCCAGAGCTCGGCCGCCAGCGCGTCGGCGCTGGGTCGTTCGCCGGTGGCGACCAGCGCGCCCGCGTCCGGATCCTCCGCAAGAATGCGGTCAGCCTCAGAGTGACCCAACTCGCGAACCAACAGCCAGTATGGGGCTTCTTTGACCATACGGCGCGTCAGCGCCCGTGGCGGTGCGGCGACTCCAGTGCCGGTTGGCATGCGCCCGCCAGCAATGGCGGTGGCACCCATCGCAAACACATCCTCAGCGAGCTTCAGCCGGATGCCGTTGTCGCGACCGTCGCCCTGACCGATCTCGGAGATGCGCATGACTACGTCATTGAGTCCCAGCCGACCTGACCGCAGCCGGATCACATCGCCAGGCCCGAGGTCCGCGCCTTGCCGGTTCACCACGATCTCACCTGACAGCAGCGGAACCGAAAGGGCGCGCAGGTCGCGCTCGGCCACGCGGATTGCCAGCCCCTGGTAGCGGATGCCGGGATAATCGAGCGTGGTCGCGATGACCTCGCCCATGGCCTGTACCCGCGCCGTGTCGGTGACGCTGACAGCGCCCGTATCGTCCGTCCAGGCGTCCGTGAAGCGCACGGTGACGCTGTTGACGAGGTCCGAGGGCGCGCGCCGTCCGAGGCGGCCCCAGTCCACGACATTTGCTTCATCAAAGAGTGGCAGGTTTGCTGCCACATAATCCGCCCGGATCAGCTTCAACTCCCAAAGCCCGGTGCGGCGGTCGATGAACAGCGTGGCGTCGATGTGGTCGAGAACGCTGCCAATGAACTCCTCGATCGAGCTGTCCTGCTGCCAGATCAGCGACAGCCCGAAGCCTTCGATGTAAAGCGCATCTGCCGCGCCCATGAAACTCGCCCCGATCTCGACTGTGGAATAGCCCAGACCCCAATCGCGGTTGGTGAGGCACTCGCGGATGATATGAGCCGGGTTCATGTCCGGCCCGTTGCCGAAGGCCCCGCGCAGAGAGGCCACCAGCGCTTGCGGGTTCCCAGGTGGGATGACCGGCACACCGTCGACGGGCGTGTTGTCGATGCGCGCGGTGAAGGTCGTATTGGCCAGTGCGATGTTGAATCCAAAGATATCGGCAGGCGGCAGGGTGGCGATGGTGGCGAGTGCTGCATCAACCGAAGAGACTGGCGATGGCTCGCCATCTGTTACGAAGATGACGATCCTGCGCTTGGACCCGCCACCGGCAAAAAAGGTCGCCGCTTGCGAGAATGCTGCGTTGAAGCTGGTGCCGCCTGAGGTGCTGTTCGACAGCGCAAGCATCCAGGCCTCGAGCGCCACATAGTCCTCTGGCCCCATGTCGCGTCGTTCAATTGCACCTGCGACGCCCGCATTCCACAGCACGAGGCGCATATCATTCGGCCTGTCAGGATCGACCCCCGCCCCGATCTCGCGGATCAGCGCCGCGACGCCTGCTTTTTGCGCCGCCATGCGGGTTCCCGACATCGAGCCTGAGACGTCAAGCGCGATGTAGATCGCCGCATCCGAGATATTTGCCTCAGGCACGATGGGTGCCTTGTCCGGATACCATTGTACTGAGCCCGCTTCACCGATCAGCACCCGGGTCACGCGGACCGCCCATGGCTTCAGATAAGGATTGATACCGAGGTACACCTGCCGCAGCACCAGGCTGCAGAGCCCGCGATAGCCGGGTACATCACCGCTCATGCGCGCTGCCAGATAGTCGTTCTGTCCCTGGCCCGGCCCGCCCATCAGCACATCGACATTACCGACGATCCCACCCTCCCGGCTTTCTCCACCAAAGAGGTCCGGCTTGTCGATCCGGATGCGTCCGCCACCCGCACCGGCATTGCTGGCGGCAGTCGTGGCCTCAAACACCTCGACCGACTGCGCCGGGAAGCTCAGCCCCTCGGGCAGTACGGACCAGGAGGTGACATTTGTCACTGCACTAAAGGCCACACCGCGCAGTGTGATGCTCTGGCTCGAGCCATTCGCCAGTCGCAGCCGGTAGTCCCGGCCGATCCGCACCCCGGCCTGTGTACCGGAAAAGGTGATCGTGGCACTGGTATCGCCAGCGAGGGCCGCGGTGGCTGCCATGCCCGCAACCGTGCCGATGCGCGTCTCCACGGCCGCGCCCCCGCCCGAGACACCGCTGCCTGTGGTGACCGACCAGGCTGTGCGGCGGTCGACAAGGATTTCGCGGATGGCATCGATCGGCCCGTGGCAAAGGGCCATATGCATTCCGAGCGAATACCGAAAACCGACCGTCTGCGCCTTGCTACGCCCGCCCATTGCTGACCTCCATCGTCGCGGCCCGCGTTTCCGCGACCTGGATGACCGGTATTACCAGCGCGTCATCGGTCGCGCGCAAGCGATCAGCCTCGATGCCGTTGGCAAGGAAGTCCTGCCACGCAAACCCATGGCGGCGGAACCATGGCCGAGGCAATAGCGCGCTGTGCGCAGGTCCTGGATCGTCACGCGCAACGGCGCGGGCCTGCTTTGGTGCGGATCCATCACTTCTTACCACCTTTCTTCTTGATGGGGTCGACCCGCAGGTCCCCAGCCCAGACCACATTGGGCCCGGTGATCAGCACGGTGCCGAAGATGACCGGGATTGGGCGGCCTTCCTCGGCCGTGGGCAGGCTGAAATCATCGAGCCCCGCAGCAAGAGGCTTTTCGACCTTCGGGCGCGGGCTCAGCGCATAGGATATCGCCGAGAGTACCAGCCCGAGAACTAGCTGTGCGATGAAGTTCCAGACCATGGGGACATGCCGTTTGTGGGTTGGCGCCGCGTGGGCGCGTCAGACGATGGAGCCGCCGCCGAAGGGGTTGCGGCCGGGGATTTCAGGAAAGCCCCCGAAATTGAGGAGATTGCCGAACTTCGCCGCACAGGTAGTGGCGCGCAGATCGCAACCTGGGGCGATGTCGGCGAGGACTGGAAGCGGGTCGCCCGTATCCGGGTCGAATTCCGGCATGGTGAGCGCTGCGGCCAGTTCTGGCATCGGGCGCGAGAGCGTTATGGCGGCGGCTGTATGGCCCGTGATGAAGCCCAGTTGCGCCCCGAACCGCAGCACCCCACCGCGATACCAGCCGTTCGGTTCACTGGCCGCCTCGGGGATCGTCACCATGGATCCACCATTTGCGGTGGCTGTTACTGTACCTGTCAGCCAAGAAAGCGCGATGTCGAGCCCGCAGCCCCGGCCGTAAAGCGCATGGCGGCACAGGCGCTGGTACTTGGCCCGCACGCCTGCGCGGCGCAGCGTGCTGAACACGGATTCGCAATTCAGGATGATCCGCTGACCCTCGACCTCGGCCCCCACCACGCGCCCCTTCCAATGCGCGACCGTCTCGCCCAGCACCTGCTCATGACCGCGAAAGATCGTCAGCGTCACGGCTGCGTTCCCCATCGGTGCCAGAAACCGCCGCGCAAAGGGATGCGAGAGCGGCCAGGTCAGTTCCAGCCGCCCGCGCTCGATCTCGCTGGTCTGCACCACATCGCCATGCGCCACGGCGGCAGGGTCCCATGTGATCGTATCCCCGCCGCTGCTGGCGCTGATCCAGTCCTCGGCCCGGCTGGTGAAACGCCAGACCTGATCGCCCTCGACGAACTGATAGAGGAAGTAAGGGCGGCCCTCGGCGGTGGAGACCTCGATGATGTCATAGGTCATTGTGGAACCTCGATAACCGGCAGGGTCAGTTCGCTTGCGACTGCCCCGTGCTGGATCTCCACCCGGTCGGCGTCGGCGCGCACTGCGTTCAGAAAATACACCTTCGCGCCGATTGGCACTGGTTCGCCAAGGTTTGAGGAAATTGTCAGCCGATGGTCCAGTCCGTCTGCAATGGCGGCGGTGATAGAGCGAAACCGTAGCGCACCAGTCATCTCGAACATGATACGGCGGCCGACATAGGATGTGAGCGGTGCGATCGGCGCCACACGCATGATCACCGAGCCCGAGGTCATCGCTGCGCGCAACTGCAGCTCACGCCCCCATGTCGGCAGCCAGAAGCTGGCCTGGCGTCCGCGCAGCGACCATAGCCAGCGGCGCAGGGCGTCTCTTGCGGCGGGGCCCCGGGCCTTCAGTGTGATCGCCTCGCCGCGCTCGAACACATCGCGCATCGGTTCAACCATTACGGGCCCGAAGCCGTTGTCGACATACTCGACCGCGCGGCGCAGGCTGGCGCTCAGCGGGCCACGGACAAGGCTTGGGTCTGTCTGGACACGCCGATTCAGATAGGTCGGCAGCGTCGGAGCCGCGAGGTCGGGGGCGCCGCGCAGTAAAAAGCTGGCCGTCACCGTGCCATCGCCCTGCCTGCGCCGCGTGATCTGCACAGCCGAGGGCAGCAGACCTGGGCGGATCGGCATGATTGTGATCCGGCGGGCCGATACCGCCTGATCGGGCAGGTGCAGATCGGGCAGTCCCATATCCAAAGGCGCTGCCAGGATCAGCCTGTCGGCCTCCACGGCTGCGATCTCCACCAACCCGACCGCGCCGCCGTCTACAGCGATCCCGGCCAGCCCTACTGCCCTAAAATCCGAGACTGCCGTGTCCAGAGGGATCTGCGTCATCCCCGCTACCAGATCAGCGGCAGGCTGGAGCGCCATGTGCCACAGCGGCACCCGCCATTCCCCCGCAAAGCTCGCCCGCACCAGTTCCGCCGCGCGCGCCATGCCCAGTGCATCCAGCCGGTGGCGAAACGTGACGATCTCGCGTGGGCGGGGGCGGAGCGCGATGCGCTGTTCGTCGGCGCGCGATGACAGCACGTCGGTGCGCCATTCCAGCACCTCGGTGATTTCCTGCGCTGCCGGGAAGGGCCAGAGCGGTGGCGTATCTCCCACTTCAGGCATTCATGGCACTCCGGTTGCGGCGGATGACATTCAGGATCGCGCGCTCGCCCGAGGGTGTGGCGAGATAGTCGCCGACCACCGAGGGGTCGAGCACGTTGATGATGCGCGTCGACATGTCGGCGGCCGATGACGGGCTGGCTGCACCATTCATCTCCACCCCGAGCCGCCCGTCGCGGCCGCGGCGCAGGGGCAGGATTGCCTCGGGTCCAGCCTCGCCCATCAGCCCGATGCCGCGTGAGAACGGAAACACTGTGGGGCGGTTGACGACGCCGCCGCGCGCGAAGGCGGTCAGTTCCTGGCCACCCGCAAAGACACCACCGCGTGCAAAGCCGAACAGGCTCGCGAGGAACCCACCGCCGCCACCCCCGCCGCCAGAGAAGGCATTGATCAGCGCATTCTCGATCGGCTTGAAGGCCAGATCGATCAGCCGGCCCGCGAGGTTCTGGGCAATGC